GTAGGCTCGGCCACTGTTGAACCGTCCGCCCCGGTGGCCCATCCGAGTACACGCTGGCGACGAACAACAGGACCCTTCAGGAAGGCGCATGGGAACGTAACAAGGTCTGTGATAAAGTCGTTGAATGCATCAGCCCATCCGCCCTGCGCGAACTGATCGTCAATCTTGATCTTCATCTGATCGGCGCGGTTTTGCGCTTCCTGCAGCAACTTGAATCTAAAGTCCTGCGCCAGAACCTCTTTCAGCTGGTCGGTTTGCTCAGGAGTAGGGGCCATACCCTCCGCCTGAATTGTTTTAAGTATCTCCTGCGCAAGTGATTCCTGAATAGCTGCTTCTCTACTAGGGTCAATCGCAGGGATAGGTGTTGGCTTGAGGTCCCATGGTGGAGTGCCCGTATCCATAAGGATATCGCGGAGCCAGCTTTCAGCCGCGCGGCACTTAACCTCTGTCAGCATCATGAAGATGTCTGACCCACCAACAGACGAAATCTGTTTGCGCTTCGCCGCGTCATACTCACCGTTGCGCTGCCGCATGCTGTCGAGCATGATGTACTCGATAGGCTTCTTGGCTTCTTTGGCGGCGTCCCAGCATTTACGTAGGTATGAAGTCAGCCCTAGGATAACAGGATTGTTCTGCCTGTTCGAAAGATCCTGATCAATAGCTTCTCGCTCCGCAGCAGTAAGCGCGGCGTTGTTCACCACCCGAAGCATTGACAGACCTACCATGTGTGCAACTTATACCTAAAAGATAAGAAACTCAATAATCAAACTCTGTAAAATCTATCTCTCCAGCGGGTGCTTCGGCGTAGGCGAAACAGCTTCCTGCTGTCCAGAGTATCGTCGGTCGTTATCGAAGTAACAAACCCGGTCACGAAGAACGGGTCGAAGGTCAGGTTGGCGCTGGTGGTGTTGGTAGCCACTGTAACGATTGTCACAGTGCCGTTCGAGGTGAGCGGGTCGAAGGTTAGGTTGGCCGACCCAGCAAGGCCGGTGATCGCCACAGCGCCGCTTATCGTGAACGGAGCGAAGGTTCTCTCCGCCTGCGCCGCGACAGGCACCTGCGTACTGCCTGTTAGGAACAGTTCGCCTAGTGCAAGATTAGCCGACGCAATCCGGCCAGTGACTTCCGTAGTGCTGCTTAGTGTAATTGGGTTGAAGGTCAGGCTGGCGTTGGCGGTGACGCCGGTCACCGCAACAACCGACCCGGTGCCGCTTACCGTGAACGGATCGAATGTCCTCTCCGCCTGCGCCGCGACAGGCACTTGCGTACTGCCTGTTAGGAACAGTTCGCCTAGTGTGATGCTCGCTGACCCAGAAAGGCCAGTGACTTCCGTAGTGCTGCTTAGTGTAATTGGGTTGAAGGTCAGGCTGGCGTTGGCGTTGGCGCTATTCGTAGCAACCGTTGTATTGCCGCTTACCGTGAAGGGGTTAAGCGTTCGGTTTGCCGACGCAGCCCGGCCCGTGACTCCCGTAGTGCCGCTTACCGTGAAGCGATCAAACGTGCGGCTGGCGCTTGCAAAAATTATCGGGCGCAGGGCAATAGTAAATGCCACGTACGCACTGGAGTTCGTTGCCGTCGCAGACGGCGGCGCATATGCACCAGCCGAGGCGCGCGCAAAGTCCGCGACAAAAATGCCGCCGCCAAGGTTAGTTGCTACGTTAGTATCAACACGCTCTGTGTAGCCAGTGGGGACCGTAGTAATTGCGTTAGTACTGCCTCGGTCCTCGTCCCGGCCCGCTACCAGCACGATCCTAGTATTCGTAGAAGCTGTCGTGACCGGAGCAAACGATACGGTCGCGCTTGTTCCATTCGTGCTCGCCGAAGTTACGTCGAACGGGTTACTCGGATCGACGCCGCGATAGGCTACTTGAACAGCGACGATATGGTCTGTGGCCGACGGCTGCAGCGAAGGCGCGGTATATGCGCCCGACCTGATACGATACCACACATATAACCGCGTGCCCGTTAGGCTCAGCGGTGAAACGTTCGGCGTGCCTAATAGAGACGTCCACCCCGTTGGCGTAGGAGTAATCGTCGTGGTAGCTTGGATCTCGGCGATAAGAAATATCAGATCGCCGTCTACAATACCCGCTGGGTTTGCGGGCGTTATGGCAGCTGAGCCGTTTCCACTGTTGACCGCGCCAGCTGCGACGAACGTGATCGCCATAACGTCCTCCCTAGGCGATCAGCTCCCACGAAACGACGTGACCGTTGTCAACCGGAATGTCAAACGGGTTATTGTTTACACCCGTCCACCATTGGTCTGTGTACCAGTACGCAACGAACGTCGCCCCGCCCAACAGTACAATATCAACGTTCAATCCGTCGGGCGGCGTTTCTGCGGGGAAGGCGGGCATGTTAGCCGTTCTGCGCCGCAAGCGTGAACGCCGTCACGGTGACCTGTTGTCCTGCCGTGATCGTAGCGCTGTCAATCGTGAGGTCATAGGCAAACAGGCAAGGCGTGCTGGTGGCTACCGCAGTCCCCACTACAGCGTTTGACATAACTACCGTAACCGACGTCGTCGAAATAACCGTGGTGGCAGGTGGCACGTTGGTGCCGGTGATGTTCATCCCAGCGACTATGGTCGCCGGAACGGTCGCCGCGAAGTTTAGCGTATTACTGCCGATTGCTGTCGTTCCGTTAGTCGTCAGGGATACTGATGGACCGCAGGTGCCTTGCAAGAACACCGTGCCCCCGCTCGTCTTCATGCGAAAGTGTGACGCCGTTCCGGTGTTGTCTGCGTTTGTTTCCTGCCATGTGCCCGCAAGAGGCTTGGATCCCGACGCCGCATCGCCCATGAAGTTGGACGTCAGCGATGACAGTATGGCGAGCGGCGACGCGTTGGCGTCAGCGTCAGTTGTGGCTGCGGGTTTCGTGCCCGAAAAGATCAACAGCGTCGGCGCAGCTGGGGTGCCAGTCATGGCGGTGGAGGTGACCGTCAGACCGCTCCCGACGGCCTCGATCACATCGAGCATCGCGTTACGCACCAGTGTAGAAACCTGAAGCACCATTACCTGATCTCCCGCTACGTGTTGAGAAGAGAGCGCAGCTGACTAAGCCGAGTCTCCAGCTTAGCCATCGATTCTTCTTTTTTGTTCAGTTCGTCTTTGGCGGCAGCAATCGTTTTCATGTCGGCTTCAAACGCCTTCTTGGCGAGCGCCAGTTCTTCTTCCTGCGTCTTCATGTCTTTGACCATCTTGAGGATCTGCTGCTCGCGAGACATCACGTCCGCCAGCCTAGCGTCGAGGTGAGCCTTCGCAGTTTTGTGGTTTACCTGCTCTTCTTCAAGCTTCTCTTTCTGGGTAGCCATCTTGATCACGGACGCGCGAAGCGAAGCCTCTTTAGCCTTCACCTCCTCGTCTTTTTCAGCCAGCTTAGTCAGTGCTTTATTGACTTCTTCCAGTTTGGTATTCGCCTCCAAGCGCACGGCGTCGAGGCGTTCGGCCTCTTCGCGCATGTTCTCAGCCGCTTCGGTTAGCTCGCTCTGCTCCTTCTGGAGCTTGGCTACCACCTCCTTAGCGCGATCAGCGTTACCCAAGGCAGCGAAGGCGGCAAGCACATCGCCCAGCGCATCGTTGTCCCCGCCCCGCGTTACCCGGCCCCGCCTGAAGATCCGTTGCGTCATAGCTGTTAGCCCCGCAGAACAAGGATGAAATCCAGCGTATACCCAGACCCGCCAACGATATTGGGTTTGATGTACGCTGAAGAAAGCGAAATCTCAAAGATCGCGCCTACGGTGGTGGTGATCAAAGCGCCGGTAGGGTCTTCGGCTGGGAAGAAGTTAGTCCCGTCGTTACTACTCGTAAGCGAAACCGTGGCCCCGCCAAACGTGCCGCTGATCTGCAGCGAACCGGCAAAGCCATATTGGCCCCGGACAAGATAGTGCTCAAAGGTATCGGCTGAAGTAACTCCCCGCCACGTAACAATAGGCACGGGATCGTAGGCACCACCGGTTCGTTCAAGCGTCGGAGTTTTAACGGCCATGTCACACCCTGTCTATGCGCTTTGCGCATAGTACATGTTTGTTGTCAGCTATCAAGTGAAAAAAATCCCCCCGCCGCGTGGGCCGCAGGGCGGGGGGACAGGGACACACAGACCCGTCCAGCGAGAGTAGGGGGGGACGAACTCCCGCCAGACACCCCCCGTCTACAGCCGCGCCGCCCCTATGTCCAGCCCTCCGGAGAAACTTTCTTGATCTCCCGTGCGTTGGGCACGCCCCCGCCAGCTGCCGACACAACATGCAACATGAAGTACTGCAGCGCTTCGGCGATGTGTGAATGCTTGTTCTTGTCGATGCTCTCGTTCTTGTGGTGGTACCGGTACCCACCCATCATGGCGGCTTTAAGCTGTGTGCATCTCGGATCCACCAAGAACGCCGACTCTCCGTCAACCTGCCGCATCAGGTAGTCATCGACCGCGTTGATGCGGGCGGAGACATTGTTGGTCTTGGCCGGTATGACCTTGAACCCTTCTGCCTTGATGATGTCTACAGCACTGCGCTCATCCGTCTGCGCCCGCTGCACGCCGGACGGGTCAGTCACGATAAGCACCGACATGCCGGGGAACCGTTCGTAGATCAGGGGCTTGAGCACCGACCGCATGAACCGCTGTACGCCCATGTCGAAGCTCACCGCTTCCGCCAAGATCAGCGCCCGCCCCCTAGGGTCAAGCTGTCCCAGCACAGCCGCAGGCGTCAGGCCAAGGTCCATCCCCACCACAAGCGGCCTTACGCCGTTGTAAATGTGGCGCAGGTTGGTTTTGGCCATGTGATAGTCTGGCCGGAAGTATTTGTAGACCGGCTTGCCCGCAGAGCTAAGTCCATAGTCTCCGTCGATGTAAACCCTGACGTACTCCTCCGACCGCCCGGTCGTGTCGTAGTACCCCTCAGGCAGGTTATCCGCGTTCTCCGCCAAGGGTGAGCGCCCCGACGGCTGCTTGAACACCTCCCACTTGTTATTGTTAGCGGAAACGCCGTCCTTAGGGTCCAGCTGCTCCATCTGGTAGTACCACCAAGTCTCCATGGTAGGAGGGTTGGTATCCGCCCACATGCCGTGCCAAGTCGGCCCCCCGTCCTTCTTCGACGGGAACCTCCCGATACGTTTAGACATTGCATCGACAATGTCCGGGTGAATGTCCCGGCACTCGTTGAACCACGCAAACGTCAATTCCAGCGAGTTGAGGTTAGCCACGTCGTCCGCATCGTCGAGCGCGCGGAACATGATCTCACACTCTACGTCACCCAGCTTCAGGTAGTAGGTCTTGGTCGTTCGCATGAACGTACCGCAGACCCCATCGGGGAACCAGTCGAGGAACGTCTTGATTGTCGTATCTGTCAACTGACGCACGGTCTCGCGCACCACAGCGCATCGCGTCCGTCGTTTACCCTTGGCGTCTGGTTGTTGCAGGCTGGCCCGCCGTATGATCTCAAAGCAGCAGGTTACGCTCTTGCCGGATCCAACAGGTCCCATGAGGACCCGCATCTTGGCGTCAGACAACATGAACTTCCTGCCGGTGGGCGGCGGCGTAAAGTCAATCGGTTCCATTGTCTGGCTTCCGGCTAAGCAGGATAACCCTTAGTCGTCTGGGGAATTTGCGACTCCCCTTTAAAACTTTGGTCTGATAAGATTGCTTTAGCTTGATGAGTTGTTCGACATAGGTTTCGTATTCGCTAATTGTTACGAAATCAACAACTTCCGGCTCCAAGCCGAGGTCAGGCTTCATCCAGCGCCCACCCGGACTCGCTCTTTGCGGCAGGCGTATTCGTCGGGGT